TTTCTTTTGTCCACAAATAGCAATCACACCCGCCATTGAATAAGCCATGCCATCAATGTATGTGTTTACAGGTATCTTTGAATTTAGTATTGCACTCACAATAGAAAGTCCATCGGCAACACTTCCACCAATTGAATTGATGCGTACATTGATGCACTTTACTTGGTCTGAATAGTTATCATTTAAGTATTGAATATCCTCTGCAATCCAAGCACCGTTGATGCCCATGCCCATATCGTCAATATCACCAATATGCTTATAAATAAGCATCGTTGCCGTGTCGTTAGATATGTTTGTGATTTTCATATTGCAAAAGTGGTAACATATTTAGCGGTTTATTCAAATAAGTTACTAATTTTGACGTGTTTAGTAACTAATATCTAACAATGGCTAATCCAAAAAGCGATATAAACACAAAGAAACAAGCTGCTAAAGCACGCGTTACCGCTCACTTAACAGGCGAATTAAAAAAGAAATTCTTTGATGAAGTGGAACGTACAGGAACCAAAGAGTCATATCTGCTCAAAGAGATTATCTCGGAGCATTATGGGAAGCATAGGTTTTAAGCTATTTCAGCTATCAACTGCCCTTTAAGGTCTAATGTGTTTGTATATGTTCCGAAAGTTGAACCTATACGTGTAAAACGCACTGTGTTAGTAGCACCAACCGCTTCAACTAACACCCATTCCGTTGCCCCTGTTGTATTAAAGTAAGCAAGGTTAAATGATGTTTGCTTAAAATTACTTACCCCTGTTACAGTCATTGATAGCGTGTTGTTACTGCCGCCTGTTGATGTGTTGTTGATGTCAAACATTATTGTTACTTTCTTTGACTCAACTAATATACGCAAATCAACTGAACCTGTGCCTAATGTCCATGCGTTTAAATCACCTGCTAATGTTGGTGAAATTTGGTCAAAGTTGTTTCTGAAATATAAGTTATTGTAATCAAACGTGCCACTACCACTTGCGCCACTTGACCAAACTATCTTACGAATTTCATGCACATTGTTTAATGTGCTGTCACTAAATTCCACAGGGTCGGCATCGGTTGCAGTTAAGTATGTTGTTGTTACTGTACCTACTAACACTTGACCAAAAGCAACGGTTACTGTTTGAGCATCGCATCTAAACACCTCTGCATAAGTATCAAGCATTACAGCACCTGCGCTAATAATGTATGTTGAACCCGAACCTGTGTTGATACACCCATGTAAAGCCATCGGCTGTGTTCCTGCTCTATCACCTGCCCAATATGATTTGTTTACATCTTGTATTGTTTCAATGTATGCCGCTTGCAAGTGGTCTAAACTGCCTTTCTTAATAGGCATTGCACTTGAACTTGTTATGTCTGTTGTTTTTATTTTTTTCATTTTGATTAGTATGTGATAACTTGATAATTAATTCCTGCGTATGTGTACAAATCGGCTATCTGCCTAATAATGTTTTCTCTGTTTTGGCTTATGCTTGGTGCTGTATCTGGTGGCTCATTTGTTAATGCGTTGGCTGTTGCAATAGGCACGTAAATATCAAACTCGCTTCCTGTGTTGGTTATGTTTAATGCTTGCACAAATCTAAATGCTTCACCGTTGGCATAAACTGCTTCGCTACTATCACTAGAAGCCAAACCAACATAAAACACATTGCTTCCCGAAGCGAAATTGTCAATATAAATATCACTCGCTCCTGGTGTATTGACAAACGTAGTACCAAACCATTCATTCAATGCCCATTCAAACAACAAGTGCTGTGCGTTGTACTTGCATCGTGGCTCAATGCCTACGAATTTATCTTGTATCTTAAACCAATAATCTGTGTTGGTCGGCAACTCGCCTGTGTTCGCTACCCAACATTCATACACCGATTTGTCCTCGTATTGCACTTGGTCACCAACTGCATACGCTGTGGCTGTTACCCATAACGGTGCTGCATTGCCATCTTTGAACGTTCCAAACATGGTATTGTATAGCACTTGCAACGGTTTCACAAGTGTTTTAACCCATGCCTTGTATATCGGCAACCGCTTCTTTGGTGGCAGGAAGTTGACCGCAAATGTATCTGTATTAATTATGCTACTCATTGCACAATGTAAGTTAATGTATCATCAAAGGTGTGGTTGGTAGTGGTTTCCTCAACAACGTAACCTGAATAGGTATCATAAGTAACACTATCCACACCTGTTGATAGGTTAAACAATGTTACACCTGCACCATAAGCAACGGTATCACGCCTTACTAATATACGTGTCAATGATGCTGTAATAACGCCCTCTGCACCTTGTATTGCATCGACAACGGCCTGCGTAGTTATACGGCCATTGAAAGGCAAGTTGGCCATGTATGCGTTCAATGCTGCTTTAACGTTGGCATCTATCACTGATGAGTATTGACCGTTAAAGTATATCGTTGCTGCCACTTCCATTTTATCGCTATCCTCATTAATCAAAGTAAACGCTATGCCTGCGGGGTTGAATGTTTCAACATACGTTTGCAATTCAGCTAATTCACCAACTGATACAGGTTCTGGTGGGTCATTCTTTGCAACCTTAATCAATACCGTTCTGTTTGGTGCTGTTACCACTGCGCATCGTGTTAAGATTTGATTAGCCACGTTCACCGTTGGATATTCAATAACGAATGTAGTTGTGTTTAGTGCTGCCACATCACCTGTTTGGAACTTCAAAACCTTGTTTCGTGTCCATTGTGGTGTGCTTGGTGCTGCGGTGCTTGCTATGGCTTCTAAATCAACTTTGAACAAGTCCTGCAACTGCTCAAACACGGCAATACATGATGCCACAATGAAGTAGTATAAATTCCACTTTGCCGTTTGACTTGTTGAGGTCAAAGTTGACAATGTCGGATCTGCGTTTTTCGCATCCAACATCTGTTGCTTTATTTGTTGTACTGACCTCGCCATTACGATATAGCTGTTATAATGCCGTTAACAACTGTGATGCTTGTAGGGTTTGTAAACGTTCCACTAACACCATTTGTAAGTGTATAAGTAACAATCGCATCAACATCGGTTATTGATGTAATGCCATTTTGATTTACCGGTATTTCTTCCGTTCCATCGAGTGCCGTTGCTGCTGGTAACTCGGATATTTTTTGTTGAGCCATTTTATTGTTGTATTATTAGATTATAACCTGTTTCTGTTGTCAATGTATATCCCAATTCACTTGCCAATGCCACCGCTTCGGGTATCGCTCCGCTTCGGATAGTATCATCCTCTAATTGCGGTGCGTTGTTAGTGATTAATGTTGTAACCAATGCTTCGGTTGTTGGTAAACTTGATGCCGAATAATCAAAGCCCTGCAATGTGTAAGTAATGATAAACTCCTGCACGTTGGTATGGTCCACCGATTGAATTTCACTTCGCCTTAAGAACCTGCTATTATACGGAGTTGACCAATTGTGTACAAGTGCGTTAAGGTCTTGTTTTAATTGCAATACTGCCGTGTCCTCGGTCTTATAGCTTTCAAAACCTAAATGCAATGCAATACTTAACGTTCCTTGTTGTTGACCTTGTAAGTTTTCGATATAGTCGGCACTTGCAAACTCAATGAAGCAACACGGATAATTAAACGGTACGTTCACATCCTCGCGCTCAAATTGATTATTCCACAAGGCAACATACTTCAATGTTGCAAGTGTTTCAATTCGTGCTTTAAGTGCGTTATAAATTGCTAATTGCATTATGTAAATATCTTATCTAATCGTTTAACTATAACTTTCTTTACTTGCTCATTAAGGTTGTAACTATCACCCATGAATTGGCGTTTGGGCATTTTAAACGTATGCTTACCCCATGCTTTGCCCATTAAGCCATCATTGTGTATCTTCGCATAATCTAAATCTGTATGTATCTTAATACTCAATGCTGCTCTGTTTGCGGGGTCACGTATGATAGATTTACGCAGGTCACCCTCTTTAACTAATATCGCTCTTGTTGTATCATCAACCGTTTTACCGCTTTTCGTTTTGTACGTTTTTTTCTTTCTCGGCTTCCACTTCTGCACACTCCTATCATCCCATCCCTGCTTGCGGAATGATGAAACAAAGAACACCTTGGCCGTGTTACCAACATCAACTATAGCCGCTTCCATTGCCTTACGTGCTTTCTGCTCCGCTTGTTTTAGGTTGAATTTATTGCTCTTTGCCATTATGTCGGTATCGGTAAATTCCAATTCTTTTTAGCCGCTTCTTTATCACCTTTTGCAATGTCAAAGTATGGATGCTTATCTTTGCCCCTTTCTTTAAACACATAGCCATCAACGCCCGAATTCATACGAAACAATGGCGGTACATCATCGGGCGGTGTAAAGTTGCTCATATCGCTTAATTCCCCCTCTGTTAGTTGTATTACGGTACAACGGCAACGCCAACCGTTAGGTGGATAGTATTGCTTCCAAAAGGGGTCATTGATAGGTCTTATAATGTTGTCAAGTGCTTGATGCGTTGGCCTTACTCTGCCATCACCAACGGTTTGATACTGCAGCAACGGCAACACATCGGCATCGGCTTCTATTCGCTTCCAATCGGATGCCATACGTGCTGATGCTTTGGCTGTTTGGTATTCGGCTTGTAAGTAATCTTCATTGTATAGCTTAAACATCGGCTTAACCGCTTCTTTAAACTTGTAAAAGTTCGATTTCAATTCGGGATCTGCTAACATCGCAGTCATTGTGCGTGTTTGTTGGTATGTTTTCGCACCACTGAATATGTAAATGTTATTGGTTAAGTCCGCAGTTAATATTTCATCAACAACAGGCGCTAAATCAATGCCATCACGTAAGTATTTCGCTGTCTTTAAATAAATCCCCTCTGGCAACACTTGATTATTTACCGCGCCAATCCAAACATCATTCGTAAAACGGTTAAAATCGTTCTCATCAAACGGTGTTGGTGGGTCAACTTCCTTATCAATATTCAATATGTCGCAGTACCCGCACATTAGCTGTATATGGCTCTTAATCGTTTGGCAATGTTTTCAAGTTGGCTGTCCGCTTCGGTGTCCGCTTTGGTGTCCGCTTTGGTGTCCGTTTCATCCTGCAACTCAATACCGTATTTATGCTCCAGGTACTCATGGTCAAACTTAACATACGGCATGAATGAAGCATCTATCTTGGCTTGCTCTGCTAACGGTAAACTTTCGCTATCATCGTACTTGAATGTGCATCCTGCAAGGTCAAAACCATTTCTAATCATCATCGGCACAAGTTGGTTTTCAATCACAAACTGCATCTTTAACGTGTCTTGTTTGGCTATCATATCGGCCACGTTCTCATGTACGTTCGCACTGCCCGAATACGCCTTTTCATCGGTGGTGCCTGTTTGCCCTAAAATAATCTTGCTAATCTCACTATTGCAACGCTCAACCATGTTATCGAACACTTGATAAGCATCTGTCCTGCTTGCCTGCATCAACTCAATGTTGTCGTTTAAATCTAACACCGCCCATGAAGCTACACCCATGTTTTTAAGCATATTTTCCATGTTCTTGCGGGTCATTTCATCACGAACATCGGTCTTGCCAACACGAATTGGTGAGCCGAATACCTCTGCAAACTCTGCCCATGCTGCCATTGCGTTTTTCTTCCAAATAACGTATGGTGCTAAATACATCATTAAGCCAAGGTCTCTTTTTTCGCCAACTCCAATACACCAATTGTTATACGGGGCTTCATCAAAGTGCTTGCCCTCGGTAACGGTTGCTGTATTGGTGCGTACCAAGCTAAATTCTGGTACTACGTAAATTCTCGGTATCAATTCAACACTTGAATACTTATCGTTAACTATTGCCCCGAATTGTACGCAGGAAAAACCCCAAAAGATACTATCAAGTGCTAAGTTTTGAAAGTCATAAAACCACTTTTGATTGAACAACGCTGTTTTCGCTTCATCACATTCGCCATCTGGGCCATACACCATAAACTTCTTGCACAATATCTTTGACTTACGTTGCAGCATGGCACTTTGAACCTGCCCATCTAACACGATTTGCTGATACGTTTGCATCAACAGAAAACGGTTCGGGTACATCGGTGACTCTGCTGATTGCAATGCAATGTTAAAGCGTGTTGCATCTTGCCTAACACGTTGCAACTGTTGCTCAAAGTCAATCGTTTTGCGGATGTTGGCCTTTTGAGGTTGAGGTTTATTGAAGTTAAATATATCGTTATACCAAGCCATTACTTAAAGAAATTATCTTGTTTATCTAAACTATTGCCGTAACGGATGCTAAAACCCTCACTATCTGCTGTGTTAATGTTCAACACCTCGGCCGTATCTGTACCGCTTGCCCATCTATCAAGTTGGTCTAATGCTTCACGGTTGCGCTCTATTCTCAAATCGGGAATGTTACGCGGGTTAATACGTGCGTGCAAGTTATACAAGGTCATGTCCATTGCCAACTCAACAAACATTGGGTATCTGTTATCGCCCACTGTCCAATAGGTTGCGTTACTTGTGGCATATCCTATCATCGGTGTCCAATATGCTGTTAAGGTCAATGCCTTGTTTGTGCTTGCTACTAATGCCGTGTAAACAAATCCGTTGTTATCGGTAACAATATCATCCTTTGCGTATTCGGTTGTCTTATCCCATCTGTTGAAGTCCTTAACATGTGTAATCACTTCGCCTGCTATCACTCGGTCACGTGTACGGTAGTGGCGGCTGTTTGAATAGGCATCCATCGTGCCAAGTTCAATGTCAACCATGTAACGCTGCACTAACTTGGTGCGCATACGTGAAATGGCCTTAACCTCGCTATCGTACAAGTTCTGCGGGTTATTCTCGGTAATTTGATTGAGGTCAACCGTTTGAATTATTGAAAGATAGTCGGAGGTTTTTAGAAATCGTGCCATGATGCGAAATAATAAATAAAATTTCGATATTGGGCAAATATGTAACTAAAATTAATTATGTTTGCGATAACCAAATCAAACTAACTATGAAAAAACTATTTGTTGCCACATTCCAATTAAATAAAAATGCATACACAAAACTTGTTTATGCATTAAATGAAGAACAAGTAAGGTTGTACTTTGAAAACATAAAACAAAAATCCTCTTTTAAACTTACTACAATTCATGAAGTAATTGATATTTCAGAACTAAAATCTTGATGCTGATTTGTATTCCGCATCTCTACCAACAACAACCAACGGTTTGATGATGCCTGTTTGGAAGCGTGTGTATTGCGATGGGAATACTGATGTGATTAAGTAACGTGTCAAATCTACAATGTGACCATACGGTTGATAACTTACTTTGGTCACAGGATCGGTTACGGTTTTCTTGTCAACTTTACCATTCTTATCTTCTTTGGTATTCTCAAAGTCAAGTATTGCCACTCTGCAAGTTTCATCAACGGTAAACGATATGCCCTGCTCATTGTAGGCAAGTATCGCATTGAAGAAGTCAGCACTCGGGCGCACATTCGGGTTTGATTTGGCAACTCGCCTAATCGGTTTAACTTCATCAAGTTCGTTTATTAGTAAGCGGAATAGGTCAAAGCCCTTTTCTTGCTTTACATCATCCTTTTGCGAGGTGCTATCCCCACAAACATAAACATGACCGTTGTGCTTCCAATGCCGTAACCTTTGCAGTATTGCCCTGCCCATTGCTTTAACCGTATTGTCTGGGTTCTTTAACGCTATGCAATCAATCATTCGTATCTCGTTTTCATCACTCACTTGGAACACACCACAAGGGAAGTATGGGTTAACGTTTTCATCAAATGAAAGCCAAACGGCAAGTGATGGATCATAAGTTACAATACCGGTATGCTTAACAGTTGACCAACTTTTTAAAAACTCGCCACCGAAATCGACCTTGCCCCATTCGCCAAGGACATAAACTTTGTGCAGGTTCGGGTTGGCTTTCACTCGCTCGGTTAAGTGTTTAATATAATCAGCATCAAGGAACGCATTGTCCTTGTACGTAGTATGCAACACATAAGTATCATCATCGGGCGCATCAAAGAACCTGCGCTTTAACCAATGTTGCTCCGATATTGGGTTGAAAGTGATTATGAATTGTTTATAGTTGCTTGTTTCGCCCCTTACCCTTAACTCTAATTGATTAAAGTCCAATTCATCTAACTCGGTTGCTTCCTCACACCAAACCGAAGTAATACCTGCAATAGATTTGATTTTCTCGGCATCATCCA